AGTTGTTGTTTTATTTGGTTCTGTACTGTTTTAAATAGAAAAAGGGTAGTAATTAAACCACCCTTCTTCAGATTATAAGAAAACAAATAAGAAATTTAAGATGTAACGATTGGAATTTGCGCTCCTGCGTCAATGTTGTCAAAAGGAGTTGCAGTATAATCCAAAATCATTGGAAAAGGTTCTGCCTCCATTCCATCAAAAGTAAGAGTGTAACCATTTCTATCTCCCCAAGCTGCTCCTGAGTCCATAGTTCCTGCATTAAGTTCCATTCCGTTAGTTATACCTAAGGCTACTATTACGTTATGTCCGTTAGATAATTGTTCGTTTAATTCAACGAAACATATTAATTTTGTTGCTGAAAGGAGCTTGATTTGATTTTGGTCTTCCTTGCTTAATTTGTTAAGAATTACGCTTAAAGATGGAGTGAAATAAACAGTTCCATTTTCTCTAGAGCCAACGATACTATCTGACATACTAGATACGCCAAGTGGCATAACATATTTATAGATAGAGTCAGTTCCCATATCAATATCTGATACTTCTCCTGTTGCTTCTGTGATAGATACTACTTGGTCGTAAACTGCGAAATATACGTTTTTGATTCCACCTGAAATTCTATTGCAATCAAGTCCCCTACCTTTTGTAAGTGCTGTACAAGCCATTGTGTTTGTTTTTTTTAGGTTAAGGGAGTGAAGGGTTTTACCCCCTCACTTCCGTTTATTTATTAATTACGATACAAATACTACGTCTGCACCAATTCCAACTTGAACACCTCCAGTAAATCTTGCGATTAACCTAGTATTCAAACTTCCTGTTACAGGTGCCATATCTAACAAAGTAATATTTGTACTATCTGAAATCAAGTCAGTTCCAAAGAACAGGTTAGATTTTTCAGCTACTACCATTTTGTCATCTTCACATCCATTACAAACTGCGATTTTGATTCCTTCAAATACTGCATCATAATCTCCATTCATAGAGTAAGCGTTTACATATCCTAAAGCTGAGATAGCTGAGATGTATAATCTGTAAGACTTAGGACTCATAAAGATGTAAAGGTCTTCCTTAGTATAAACATTAGAAGGAATAGCTGCTGTTGCTGCTTGTAAGTTACCGATAATGTTAGCTGCTGAGTAAGCCGTTCCTGCACCTCCTGCGTTAGCTACATCAATTACTGTTGCATCTGTTACAAGTCTTCCAACTGTTGCTGTAGTGAATCCTGTGAAAGAACCACCTGTTGCATCATTTCCTGCCCATATAGCATTTTCAACTCCTTGAGAAATTCTTCCTGCTAAGTGAGATACTAAGTAGTCATCAAAAGATGCTGGTGCTGGTGCGCCTGCTCCTGCTCTCATTTCTAAAGCATTCCAGCTGTCCAATAAATTTTTACTGCAAATTTCAAGGTTTACTTGTAGATTTTTTGGAGTGATGATTGCTTCAGTAAGAACTAATGTTCCTGCTGTTGTGAAATCACACGTGCTATCAGCCATTTCTGAACCTGATTCCATTTTTTGAATTACTGCCTTATACTTCACGTTTTCCATTGAAGTTAAGAAGTTTAAAGAGTTAGCCTCTTTTAATGCTGCTGAGATAAAAAATCCTGCGTCTTTCCCCGCAAAAGTTCCGCTCGTTACTGTTGGTAATGCCATAATTTATGTTTTATTTATTAATTTATATTATTTATTATTTGTGTTGTAAAAGAATCTTTCTTGTGAAGTCATTTTAGAAAGGTCTTGTTTTGTTAAAGGTTTTCTATCTTCACTAAATTTATTTGTATCTAAAGGAGCTGATGCAGGTTGTGCTGCTAATTCAGTCTTTAGTCTTTCGTTTTCTGCTTGTAAGTCTTCTATTGAGAACTCAACTACTTCTGTAGTCTTAATAGACTTAGGATTTGTAGAAGGTTCAATAACTTCTTCAGCCATTTCTTCAACTTCTTCCTCAGTGTCTTTTTCTTCTCCTTTTAAGTCTGCGATTGCGTCTTCTAAATTAGAAATTCTCTTATTTAAACCTTCCCAATCTCCAATCTCTACATCTGCTAACTCCTCTGCTAATTCTTCTTCTACAGGAGCTTCTTCTTCAACTACATCTTCTGCACCAAATACTTCAGCAACAATTCCTGTTTCTATAACTGAAAAAGATTCTCCTGATTCTAAAACATAAGTTCCTTCTTCTAAAGGAATTACAGAACCATCTTCTGCTAATACTGCAATATCTACTCCTACTACTAATTCATCTGCTGTAGAAGTTATAAAAGTTCCATCTTCTAACTTAGCTTGGAAAGCCATTAAGATTTCTTCTTTGTCTAATCCAAGTGCTACTAATATTTGCTTTTTAATATCCATAATGTTTTAATAGTTTTGTTTTAATTTCTAATATATAATAGAATAGTTAATCCTTTGTTTGATTTTCCTCAATAATTTCATTAAGAGCTGTAAGGATTTCTTCATTAGTAGGTTCTGATTTTTGCATCTTTTCAAAGGCTGAGGTAAAATATCCTTCTATACTTAATCCGCGAAGCTCCCCATCTTTTATCTTACTCCAAATTTCAGAATTGTCGATTTTTAACTTAACCATCCAAGTTCCAACGGGAAGTGAAAAGCCGTATAAAGTAGACTTATCTAATTTACTATCTTCAATTATCCAAGATTCTACAGTCAATACTCCTGAAACTCTATCTTGATGCTGGTATGTAGCCTTGTGGTGGTTGTTATGTTTTAAATACAATTCACTAGCCTTCTGTACCGTTTCTTTTGAAAAATAAACATAGTAGTCTGAGGACGTATTTGGGTCGTGTCTAAAGATTTGCTTATTAGGAATCAAAGCAGGACTAATTAACATTCTTTTTTCTTCATCTACCTTTGCAAAAGTTAAGTTGTTTTTCTCTTTTCCGAAAAAGACGAACTCAGATTCTATCGCCGGTGAGGTCACTAACGATATAGCGTCAATTGCCAACTCCTCTGAATTTTCATCTATAAGTAATTCTACAATTTTAGTTGGTGTCATAATATATAATAGATTTTTAGTTAGTTTATTTGATTTATATAGTAGCCCTTCTTCTAATGTTTGCAAGCTGATTCTGACTATTTGTCATTGAATCGGTTAAAACGTATGCTTGTAATGGTTCAGGTGCTACCCCTCCTGATATATCAAAAGCTCCTGACATCATTTGTGGTGCAGGTGTTCCACTACCTGAAGGACTTGCCCCACCACCTCCTGCTCCTGCTCCTGAAGGATTTGTAGACATTATCTTACTTAATGCCGCTGCACCCATAACTCCTGCTCCTATTGCATTTGCTAATCTTACAGGATAAGGAAGTAATTTATCAGCTACAGAAGTTGCCCCCATAGCTGCCATAATCGCTTGTTGAGTTTGGTAAATTGTTTGTGCTGCTGCTACCCCCTGAGATAAAGCTACATTTTCTCCTGCTAAAGCATTTGCCACTCCAAAACCTGTTTTAACTAAGTCATTCTTAGCCTTACCCTCAGCCTTTGCAATAGCTAATTTTCTATCAGCTACTTTTTTTGCATCTGATATTTGTTTTTTATTCCAAGCGTCATTATCAGCTATCTTCTTAGCCCAAGCTGCATCCTCATCTTTTATTACCTGTTCCTTTAAAGCTTTTTCTTCATTTATAGCCGTTGTTATTTGTGTCTGTAAAAGTCTTTGACTCCTTAGTTTTTTAGTATCTAAATTAATTAATTCAGCTTGCATCTGAGCTAGTTTGTCTTTATCCTCAATGGTATTTTTACCCTGTTCCATTTCTAAAATCTGAGCTTCCACTAGAAGTTTTTTAGCCTTTATTTCTTTTGCAGTAATATCTTCTTCAATCTTTTGTGCTTTTCTTAATAGAGCTATCCTTTCTGTAGCGTTAAACTTTTCTCTATCTTCAGCTTGAAGTCTAATATCATTTATTTCCCTATTTGCCTTTGCTCTTTCAACTGTTAGTTCCCTTTCTATATGATGAGCTTTTTGTCTTGCCTTTGTTATTTCACCAAGTACTTTTATTTCTTTGCCTGTTTCTTCAACAAAATCTTTTACTGCTGCTGTAGTCTTTACCACCAAATCTCTTGCTGCTCCAATAGGGTCTTTAAAGAATTTAACTATTCCATTACCCAAAGCTTTTAAAGCCTTCATAGGGCTTGTAACGGCTTCTATGATAGTTTCTCCTAAGTCTGAAAATAAGTCTAGTACCTGACTTGTAACAGCCCCTATAGCTGCCATTATTCTTTGGAATTTCTCTTGTCCTGCTTCTGACCTTTTAAAAGATTGTATTAAAGCCATCACTCCAATAACCAAAGCACCTATCCCTGTAGATATCATTCCTGCTCTAATAGTACCAAACATAGCCTTAGCAGCAGGAATTACTTGACTGAAGCCTTTTTTAATACCATTTAAAGAAACACCCATAAACCTAAAGTTTCCAATACTATCTTTAGATTCTTTATTGTTCTCTTTTTGTGCGTCCTTATGTTTTTTAACTTCTTGTGTAGCTTCTTTTTGTTCTTGCTTTAAAGATTTTAAACCATTCTTTTCATCATTTAACTCAGCAGTTGTTTCTCTTATTTTATCATTCAGCTTATCCATCCCTGCAACCCAAGCACCTTTAGGTATAGCATCTTGTTT